TGTTCAAAGGGGTTCAATTTAATATGATAATAAATATGCCATTATATTGGTTAAAAGAATATCAACGTTACCACTTTACGGACATAATATCATCACAAAGTACAATGCACTGTGTAACACAAATGGAAATAAAAGAACATTGCACAGATAAGGTAGACCCTATAATACTTGATTTAGTGGGTCAAAAAGTAGCTGAATTTAATTCATTATCTCCTACAGATGTGGGTGCAAGAAAAGAAGCGTTTGAATATATAGTGGCAAACCTTCCTAGTGACTTCCATTTAGCAATGGGTATTACAATGAACTACTTACAAGCATTAAGTATGGTGAAACAAAGAGAACACCACAAACTAGATGATTGGAGTAAAGATTTAGTACCATTTTTAAAAGAAGAATTACCATTTTTTAAACTATTCATGTTAGGAGAGTGGAATTAATGCCAAGATTTGATATTGTAACAAGATGCAAGGATGATGCAGATTTATTAATGCCATGTAAATCGACAGTAGGTAGTGTTGGTTATGACTTGAAATGTGCAGAGGATATAATAGTACCTTCTACATTGAAACACTTTTTAAAAGAAGCACATTTAACTGGAGGTGTAACAAGGGAAACACCTCAATTAGTAGACTTAGGAAAATTATTAGTACAAATGGAAAATTCATATGGGCAAAGAATAAGACCTACTTTAGTGCCTACTGGTTTAAAAGTGTACTGTGAACCTAACGAATATTTTGCCGTAAAGAGTAGAAGTTCTTACCCTTTAAAATATATGTTATTGGTAGCTAACAGTGAAGGTGTTGTAGATAGTGATTATGCAGATAACCCAACAAATGAGGGTGAAATATATGTACAGGTATTGAATTTATCACCTTTTGACGTGTGTATTCCTAAAGGAACAAAGATTGCACAAGGTATGTTTATTGCTACTGTTCCACCCGAAAATGGTGTAGTTAAAAATGCTTCAAGACAAGGAGGGCATGGTTCTACAGGAAATTAAACTTACTTGTCACTTATCGAGTAACATGTTATTATTTAAGTATAAAAATTAAATAATAGAAAAGGGGAACTAAAATGAGAAAAATAACAGTATTAAAGGTAGAACCTAACAAAGAGCCTTACACAGTAGATATTGAAGGTAATGATTCATGGGAGATGTTCTGTAACATGCGTAATGAAATAAATGCAGACCTCGGTCAAATCCTTACTTGGAATTACTCTAATGATAGAAGCGTACTTCTTTTTATAGATGAAGAAGGAAAGCTAAAAGATAAAGAGTATTGCAGAAGTTTAGGATTAGATTATATAGCTGGTACATTCTTAGTAGTAGCCTATAATGAATCATTGGATGATTACGAAAGTTTAAAAAACTTGGAATTAGAAGAACACACTAAGTATTGGTCACTATAAAGTCAACAACAGGGTAACATGTAAGAGTGTTACCCTTATTTTTATAAAGGGGGAATAGAAATGTTAGTAATTTTGTTAACAGGTGTTAGTGGTTGTGGTAAAGATACCATAGCAAAAGAATTATTTACTTTATATGCAAAGGAAGGTAAAAAGGTACAAATAGTGCATAATGCCGACCCAGCAAAAGAAATGATGAAAAAGTATTTTGGAATAGACAATTATAAAAATGACTTAGGTAAACAACTGATAATGGGGTTAACAGATTTAATTTATACAGAGGCAAATTACTATTATTTTGAGAAAAAAGCAATGCAAAAAGTGGAACATGACACAGAAGTTTTAATCATACCCGATTGGCGTTACATGAATACTTTCCAATGGTGGCAAAGTTATGGAATGTGTAATGTTGTTTCAGTATTAATAAAACGTGGCATAGAATTTTTACCTAAGTATTACAGTTTAGAGGTAACAGAAAAAGAAGGTAAGTTACTAAAAGAGTTATGTCCCGATTATGCAGTAAATAATAAAAATGCTAAGGCAACAGCACAACACTTAAAAGATTTATTTAGTAATTTGGAGGACTAGAGTTATGGATGAATTACTAAGAATATATCACTCAGCCGAAAATATTAGTGTTAGGGAAGCTAATAAAATAAAGAAGGATATACTTGCTTACATCAATGAGGACTACCCACATCATTATGAAGCGTACAAAGAAAAGGATTATATAGAAGACCTATTACAAGACAGGATTCGTTTCATAGAAAATATGTCGGCAAAAGAACCTTTAAACGAGGAAATGTTACAAGACTTAGCAGATATGACACAAGAAGGTACAGCGTGTTATGAAGAAAAATTAGACGGAATAAGATGTGATTTACAAATAGATAGTTGTTACGCTAGGTTATTTAGTAGAAGAATATCTAAGAAAACAAACTGGTATTCAGAGAATACTCATAACTTTCCTGTTATAACAAATCATAGGTTACCTAAAGAATTAAATGGTACAGTACTAGACGGAGAATTGACAGCAATTAATTTTAAGGAGATTTCTTCATTATGTAATTGTAAATGGGATGAAGCAATATTTAGACAGCTTCTTTTAAAAGAAGAATATGGGTATGAAGTTGTGCAATATAACGCCTTTGACATTTTGTATTACAAGGGAATTAATGTAATGCAGTTACCATTACGTAGACGTAAGGAATTGTTACACACAGCAATTCACGATTTACACGAAGCTGGTTTATATAATGTAATAGAGCATGAATGTAATACAGGAAACATAAGTGTATTGATTGGACGTGAAGATAAAGAGCGTGTTAAGGAAAATCCTATGATGTACCCATATTTATATGAAAAGGTGCTTAGTACAGACCCTAAATTATTTGGGTTTGAATTGAACGCTTTAGAATATTTTGACTACATTGTGCTATTTGGAGGTGAAGGTATAATGATAAAACCTCTTGATGCAAAATATTACATGAAACGTGGTAGAGAATTTACTAAAGTAAAGAAATTTGATACATGGGATGTTATAATAATAGGATTTACTGAACCTACAAAATATTATGAAGGTAAAGGATTATTAGACCCCGATTATGAGTGGGAATGGTATTGTGACGCAGAAGATGACAGTGTAACACATGAAAAAATGACAATGGAAGAAGCACATTCACAAGGATTATTACCTGTTACAAAAGCATATGCACAAGGTTGGATAGGTACTGTACGTTATGGTGTTGTCATGACACATGACGAATTTGAAAAATGGGAGAAAATAAATCCTAAAGAAGAACGTTTAGTTATAAAATTAAAGGATGACAAAGTAATATTAGAAATAGGTGAATGTGGAGGTATGACAGATGAAATAAGACAGGAATTAACAGATAAACAAATATCTTTAATAAACACTGTCATGGAAGTAGGAGCAAATGAACAGATGAAGAAAACAGGAAGTTTAAGACACCCAAGATTTTTACGTTTGAGAAATGATAAAGAATGGGAGGTATGCACATGGAAAGACCACTTACATTAAGACAGAAACTAGCATTACAAAATGGAGAACCTACAAATAAAGAGTTAGGTATTTCTATCTTGGATAAAGAAGTACATTATGACATCAGTTTTTTAGAGGTAACAAAATTAGAACATTCACCTTTAGCTTTTGGCTTATTCCCTTTAGATGCATTACCTAATGTTAAGGGACAGCTATTAGATGTACAAATACAAGTTTTAGGGAGATTAATAGGTTGTAGATTATCAAAAGATTTTGTGCTAGAAGAAAATCCTAAAATGCAAGGGAAATCATTATTTAAAGTACACTTTAATGAGGGAACAATACTTGTATATAATGAAGATGGGAGAATAACACATGAAAAAGAAAAAGCGAATAAAGAGGATAAATAAACAACCAATATGGTTATGTGCCTACTTTCCTAATGGAGACGATACCAATTTATATATTAAGGCATTTTCCAGCAAGAGTAAGGCATTATTCTATGTAAACTTCTTATGTACACAAAGGTACAAAATTGTAGAAGCATATATAGATGAAGGAATAACACAATTATATAAGGCATTTAATTTAGATATTGACGAATTACAAACATTGGCATCACAAAATGAGGACACAAGATTAAATTAAATGATATAATGAGGGTATAGAGTATTACACTTTATACCCTTTTTTATGGTATAGAGTAGAAAGGAGAAAACATTGTTACAACGTAGAGGAATACATAGAAAATTAAGTGTAAGATTACGTATACACGTTAAGTTACAGGAAATAAAACGTACAATAACTTGTTACGCAGACAACGGGAATAAAGTGACCACATCATATTTAGTTAAATTGGTGTATAAATTCTGTGAAATGTATTCGGATATTCATTATTATCCTTATCAAGAGCAGTTTGCCAAGAGGATAATACGTTCTCTTATAACAAATGACGGAGAGGAAATATCAGCTTTATTCTCCCGTCAAACAGGTAAATCTGAAACAGTTGCCACAACAGTTGGGGGATGTATGATAATCTTACCTACACTGGCAAATATGCCTATGTTTGCAGATGATAAGAGATTAAGTATGTTTAGAAAAGGATTATATGTAGGAATATTCGCACCAACATTAAGACAGGCACAAACAACATTTAATAGAATGAAAACTAGGTTGTCATGTGCTAACGCTCATGCTGTCTTAGAAGAACTAGGATTAGCTTTTACTACAGCTAATGGTCAAACTGTTGCATTAACAAATGGTAGTTTTGCCACAAGTATAACAGCATCTGAGAGAGCCAACATAGAAGGGGATTCTTATATGTTAATTATATGTGAGGAATGCCAAGATATTTCATCTTTCAAGATTAGAAAATCTATACATCCTATGGGAGCATCCTATAATGCTAGTATAATTAAAATAGGAACAGCTACTACATTTAAAGGTGATTTCTATGATGTTATAGAACGTAATAAAAAAGACTATAAAGAAGGTAGGTTAAAAATACGTAACCACTTTGAATATGACTATAAAATTTGCCAAAAATACAACGAAAAATATCGTAAGTATGTGGAAAAAGAAAAACACAGACTTGGGGAACATAGTGATGAATTTAGAATGTCATATGGTCTTGAATGGATATTAGAACGTGGTATGTTTATTGACATAATACAACTTGAAACGTTATGTGGTTTAAAAGATGCAAGACGTGTAAGAAAGGATTTAACTAAAGAACATGTTGTAGGGATAGACGTTGCAAAGAAAGAGGATAGTACTGTTATAACAGTTATTGAGGTAGATTGGGATAATCCAATAATAATTGAAACACAAAAAACAAAAAGCAACGAAAGCATCCAATACACAGTATACAAGACACGTATAAAAGACTGGTATGAATTACATGGGGATAATTATGACAAACAGTACTATGAGATACTTAATTATCTAAGGAATTTTAAAGTTAAAAAGATAATGATTGATGCAACAAAAGAAGAAGGTATGTGTGACAGACTACAAGTAAACTTGCCTGGGATAGAAGTTGTAGCCTGTATATTTTCAGCACAATTTAAAGATAGAATGTGGAAGACCTTAGATAGTGGTATTAAATGTGGACGTGCCACATACCCATGTGACGAAGAAACACAGGCAACAAGAGAGTACCAAAAATTTATAGAACAAATGGGAGAACTAGAAAAAGACTTTAGAGGTCAAATAATGGTGTGTCAACATCCCGATAGACGTGGTGCTCATGACGATTATTGTGACAGTTGGGCATTAGCAGTTTTAGGGGCACATGATAAATGCGAAGAAATAAGAGTGCAAGGTTACCAAGAAAATAAAATATTTAGTAACCATAATAGAGGTATGTATACTAGAATAAATAAGTATACAGCACGTAGAAGAAGATAGGAGGTAATGTAATGAACTATAATTACGAGTATAACAAAGGTTTACGTATTGATGAACTTAATAGTTATAGGGCAGTATTAAGTGAACACTTAACGAGTACAGACAGAGAACTTTTAGATGAATACATTGAAAAATGGAACTTTTACGAAGGTTATCACTGGGAAAATATAGAGTTACAAGATAAACCCCAAGTAACAAAGAATTACTGTAGGGCGTTTGTAAATAAGTTTGTAGCCTTTGAATTTGGTAAAGAAGTTACGTTCCAAGTGCCTACAGAGGAAGATAGTGATGAAAGTACTCCAGCACCTGTGACAGATTTTTTAAATGAAATATGGGATAACCATAACAAGAAAATGGAATTGTTAACTGATTTAGGTCAAACAAAAGCTGTAACAGGTATAGGTTGGCTACAAGTGAAATATGAAAAACCCGAGGATTTAAATGACCCTTTTGATGAATACCCTAAGGGGCGTATACGTTTAATAAATATGTCACCTTTAACTGTATTTCCGGAATATGACCCACATGACCAAGAAAAATTGGTGAAATTAACTGTAATGTACCCTGTGGAAACACAAGTACCAACATTATTTTCTATACGTAACAAAATGAAAACTAAGGTGTATAAAATGGTTTGGACTAATGACGAATTTCTTGTGACACTTGGAGGTGAAATACAAGAAAAAGGTGCAAACCCATATGGATTTATACCTTTTGTTCCATTTATAAATTATCCTATTGCAAATAAAACAACAGGAGCAAGTGACATAGATGACATAATCCCTTTAAATGTGGAACTTAATCAAAAGAACTCTGACATATCGGAGATAATAGATTATCATTCAGCACCTATCACAGTTGTGTATGGAGCAGACATTGGAACACTAGAACGTGGTGCAAATAAAATGTGGGGAGGATTACCTACAGATGCACGTATAGAAAACTTAACAATGAATACGGATTTAAATGCAAGTACAGCATATATTGCAGATGTGAAAAAGGCAATACATGAAGTAGGATGTATTCCCGAAAATGCTCTAGGTGATATAGGAGCAATAAGTAATACTTCGGGCGTTGCATTACAAATAATGAACAGTCCCTTATTGGAAAGAACTAATGTAAAACGTATGTATAGTACAGCTGGGTTACAAAGAGTAAATAAGATGATTATATTTATGGGAATATTTCATGGTTTATTCCAAAAACCAGCAGTAGATACTAAAGATTTATATAGTACAGAGGTTGTATGGAAAGACCCACTACCAAAGGACACTTTAATAGAGATGCAACAATTACAACAAGAAATGAATATGGGTATAGAATCAAGACAAGGAGCTATGCAACGTTTAGGTAAAGATAGTAAAAAAGTACTTGAAACTATGGCAGAAGACTATGAAAAACATCCCGAATTTTATGGTCAACCTAAAAAAGAAGAAATTACACTTAATAGTGGCATGACAAATGGTGAAACACCTCAAGAAATGAAACGTAAAGAAATGACAGGAGAGAATAAGAAAACACCTGTAACAGAGGGTAAAATGTAGCTATTACATATTACAAGCAATTTTATGGTGCATTTTGTGCCACGTTATGTTACAATTACATTAAAAATATAAAAGTATTATCAAGGAGGAAAGATATAACATGAAAAACAAATATGGTATTAACGCAAGATTTATAGAAGGAATTAAAAAGGCATTGATAAGAAATGTATTGGCAGAAGAACCAGCATCACCAACTCAACCAGTGGTAAATTATGAAGAACTAATTGCTAAAGCAAGACGTGAGGAAAAAGATAAACTTTACCCACAAATTGAAGCAGAAAGAAACAAGGCAACAGCTATTACGGAACAACATAACGATTTACTTTTAAAACACGCCCAATTACAAAATGAAAATAAGGCACTTAAAGCTGAAATTAAAGAACTAAAAGATAGTGATGGCAAGGGTGAAAATAAAGAAATCGCTAAGTTAAAACAAGAAAAGGCAACACTGGAAAGCGAGTTAGAAAAATTAAAAGGGTCAATAGTAGATGAACCTACTTTAAGACAACAAATAGAAGATGAGGTAAAAGCACAATACGAAGTCGAATTGTACAAGGTAGAAAAAATGTCATCTGACGAGTTTAAGGGACAAATAATACCCGAACTTGTAACAGGTACAACTAAAGAGGAAGTTGACGAATCTATACAAAAATCTAAAGAGAGATTTTTAGAGTTGTTAGGAGGAACAAAACCTCAACCACAACAACCTCAAGGTGGTAGTGTAACACCACAACAAATACCAACACCACCAGCTGGAAACCCTAACATGGGTGAGTTCGTTCAATCTACTCTAAGTGAACAGGACATTTACAACATGACACCACAACAATGGGCAGAGTATCGTGTTAAATTAGGATTAAAATAATAGGAGGAATTGTAAATGTTACAAAAATCTAAAAGAGGAATATTATCAAAACTATTAACTAAAGTACATGCAGAAGGTGGTGTACTTAATACAGTTGTGTCACAAGGGGCACAGTCTAGTCAACCAAATTATGTTCCTGGAACAAATAAATTGGAACATGCAATAAGAGCAGTTTATTCTAAAGAAATAGAATTTAAGGCTATGCCTAACATGAGATTTTTCCAATTTGCTACAATGAAAACTGAATTAAATGTTGAACCAGGTTTAACAATATCTATGTTAACTTATGACAACATAGCAAGAGGTGGAAAATTAACAGAAGGTGTTAGAATGGAAGGTAAGGCTATGAGTTCTAGCATGAAAGAAATAAGAGTAACTGAATATGGTAACTCTATAACTGTTTCTGAATTAAATATAAGAAGTAACTTTGATGACGTAATGGCATCTGCAACTACTTTATTAGGTAGAGATTACGCTATAGTTATGGATTGTATGTTAAGGGACGTTGCCCTTTCTAACGCTCAAACTGTTTATGCTGATAAAGCTGACGGAACTAAAGTAACAGCTAGAAAAGACTTGGATGAAACATGTAAATTTAAAGTTTCTACAGTTAAAGACTGCTTAGAAATATTGGCTACAAATAATGCACCTAAATATAATGGTGCTGACTGGATATGCTTCGTACATCCACATCAATCAAGGGATTTAAGGGATGACCCAGCATGGATAAATGCATCTAACTATGGTTCACCTAATTTATTATTCTTAGGAGAAATAGGTAAAATAGATGACACTAGATTTATAGAAACAACTATATTAAACAATGGTGCATCAGCAGAAGATGACCCTTCTTATGATGTTACATTACAAAAAGGTAAAGATGCTACAGGACAAACAACTGGTGATACAAATAAAGTACCAGTATATCAATCTGTACTATTTGGAGATAGATACGTAGGTTTAGCTATTTCATTACCAGTTAACCTAAGAGATAATGGTGTAATAGACTATGGTAGAGAAAGAGGTTTAGCTTGGTACTCAATAATGGGTGCTGGATTATTACACGAAAAACATGGTGTAGTTATAGAAACTGCTTAATAGGAGGTGTTAGGTATGGCTATGACACAAAAAGAAAAAGAAAGATTGGCAACTGCATTACTTTATGTAAGACAGAAACCAATGGATGTAGTGGATTTAATAGAGAAGTTAATAGATAAAAAAATAGAAGAATCTAAGGCACAACCAGGTGTCTAGGAGGTGTTATAACGTGGCAAATTTCAAGAAAAAATCTGACAAAGACGTTGTTGAGAATTTAATGGAAGAAGTTAAACAAGAACAACCCGAAATAGTGTTGGATGATAAAGATGAAATAGAACCGGAAGAAGCTATTACAATAGAAAAACCGGTTGATAATAAACCCACTAAAAAATATACAATAAAGGTAAAACAGTATACTAGAGTATTTATAGGTCAATGGTATACATTTGAACCTAAAAGAGTGTATAGAGTGGATGAAAATGTAAAATCTAAACTACAAAATGCTGGATTACTACTTCCTTTATAGGGGAGGTGTAACACATGAAAGATTTGTTACAAAGTTTATACTTTGCATTAGGTAGAGAAAACTCTACTGACCCCGTTTGTAAAGCCATTACAGACGAGGAAATTTCACATCTTGTAACAACTATTGCAGAGAGTTATGGAGTAGACTTAGAAGACTTTGATGCAACTAAGGCTTCATATTTACAAATGCTAGTGTTACGTGACGTGTATTGGAAATTAGCTTTAGCTTCTGCCCCTATGTATGAAATATCAGTTGACGGATTAAAAGTAAGTAAACAAACTAGGTTTGAACACTACTTTTCCATGATACAACAACTTAATAGTCAAATCGGAGATTTATTAGAAGGTAATCCAAGTTTAGGATTTGCTTCTGTCAAAGTTGAAACTGCTGTAATACAAAAGGATTATGTCAATGCGAATTTACGCAACCTTGTGAGAAAGACAAAAACGAGTATTACAGTGGATAAACAAGATGACAAGTACACATATTTGGAAATAAAATTTAAAGATGCTCACGTTACACGTTTCCAGGTCTATTACAACCCAACCCTTCCTGTTGTAGACGAGTATGAGGGTAACACTTTAAGTAAAGGTTCAATTCTAGTGCGTGACAGTTTGGACGTAACCGATAATAAATTAAAAATTCCTGTTCTAAAGGGTTACGTTGCTGTTGTAATAATTGCTCCTAATGGCACTAAGAACTTTAAACAAATACAAGTAGGTGAAACTAATGGCACAATATGATGAAGTAAAATCGTTAACATCGGATGTACTTGAAATATATTCCGATTGGGGTACTGCAAATATTACATTACAGAAATTTCAAGGGGGAGAATATGATGATTTGTATGATGAAGGTACAGCGTCATATTCTGAACCTTATAAATGTATAGGGCGTTACAAACCAACACCTGTAGAAGAACAACAAACTGGAGTAGGTTTAAAAGAAGACGAACAATTCTATACTGTCTATGTAGTTAAGGACACACTTGATAAACAAGGTGTCACAAGTATTGAAACTAGAGATATTTTAGAATATAACGGAAACAAATTTGACATTCTAGCTGTTCAGTATTCTGCTGTAATTGGAGATTACGCCTTACAATATAAGATTTACTGTAAAGGTAAAATATTTAAGATTAAGGAGTTGTAACACATGAGTAAAATGACAGGTGATTGGACTAAGTTACAAGCTAAGTTAAATGATATTTCTAAAGGTAAAGTCAAAGACGATATGGAAGAACAACTTCAAGATTCGGCTAATGATTTAAAAGAAGCTATGCAACAATACATAAGAGGGCAAGAGGGTAATTGGCAACCTCTAGCACAAGCAACTATAGACAAAAAACATGATGACACAATTTTAATTGAAACAGGTGAAATGGTAGATAGTATAAAAGTAACACCTCAAGGTGAAGACCAATATGTTATATCTGCAACAGGGCAACGTAACCAAGAAATACTGAAATACCACGAATATGGAACGTCACGTATGGTCGCACGTCCTGTAGTAAGACCTGTATTCGAGAGAGAAAAGGGTAATGTAAAAGCAGAATGTAAGGATGCTTTTATTACATCCTTAAAGAAGTGAGGTGTTACGTATGAATTATGGATTACGTGAAATAGACACATCATTTAAAAATATGCTTAAAGAAATATATGGGGGTTATAGAATAGTTCATTATAACCCCGATGTAGATTGGGTAAAAGAAACTTACCCCTGTGTGGCATTTAAAACAGAACAAAATGCTGACACAGCATACAAGGATTATAATAGTTATGACATAGATGACCAATACATTACGGATAAACCCGATTATACTCAGATGTTGTTAACATTGTACGTTTTGGCAAAGAAACAACAAGACATAAATGTAATGATAGAAAAATGGTTAGATGCTCATGGTACACATGCTTCAACTATGGATATAACAGGTAAAGACGGAAGTGTGAAAACTGTATTTATGGAGAGAAAAACAGCGTTTTTTACGTCAGATGAAAACTTGGACGGGAAAATATATTATCGTAGGGTGTTACAGTTTACGATAGATGTACCTGTGGAATTACCTTCAAGAGAATACAATAAGGTCGAACGTGTCATAGTAACTAAGAAGGAGGTACGAAATGGCTGATAACAAACAAGTAGTCAGACCGGGTTCTTATTTAAAAAGAGAACGTGATATAGTACAAAAGGCTACAACTGTTACACCTTTAGTATGGGGTGCGATAGGGTCAGAAGATTGCCCTATTGGCGATAGTGTAGTTGAAGTTAAATCCTATAAGGATTTTAAAGATAAATTCTGCATGACAGATGAACAGGCTAAACAGTCTAAACTAGCTTTAGCTGTAAATCTTTGGTTCTTACTAAATAGTAGTAGTATGTTTGTATATAATGCTAATCCTTATACAACAAAGGCTAAAAAATTAGTAGGAGAAAAAGTTACTTTTGAAGCTAAATATGCTGGGTTATGGGCAAAAGATTTAGCTATACAAGTAACTGATGATAGTATTACAGTTAAGTACAACGATGTTACAGAGGTTCTTGAAAAGAAAGTGGCTTCTGTAAATCAATCTAAATTTATACAAGTTACAGGAACTGGTGTAACAGACACAGATTTAGCAGGATTAACTAAAGAAGCAGTTGCTTTAGATGTTATAGGTATAACTGCACCTACTGAAGATGAAGCTAAGAAACAAACTAACATGGATACTTACCTAGAAAAACTTATGAGAGAGGACACTATTACAATAGCTACTGAATACGTGTATGGTGAACCTAAATTTATTCAAAATAGTGCTAAAAAATTAGAGGAAGAATTAGGTATAAAATTACTCCCAATATCTTCTATAGCATATGTGGATGTAACACATGACTTACCTACATATGACGGATATAGAGGTATGGTATGTACTCCTAATATTACTGTAATGAACCCTATAACTGGAGTGATAGAAGAACAACCACCTACTGTTGCAATACCAGCTATATTTGGTAAATTAGTAACTAAATATGGAATACAACAAGCACCCGCTGGTGTTGAAGCTATATTACCAAATGTTACAGGAGTATCACATGAGTATACTGAAAGAGAACAAGGTATATTAAATGCTTCTAACTTTAACTGCATCATACCTAAAAAACGTTATGGTGTAGTGTTATGGGGTAACAGATTAATAAACTCTGACCAAGACAGGGATTATGTTTCTGACTTACTTTTGGATGACTATATAGATAACTGGATAAAAGCCGACACTGAAACATTTGTATTCAAAAATGCAGATGACATAATGTACTCTGAAATTACAGCAAGGATAACAGCATTTTTAAGAGAGTTATGGTCTAAGGGAGCTTTAGCTGGTGAAACACCAAATGAAGCCTTTTCCGTTAGATGTGACAAGGAATTAAATGCTGACGCTAAAAAAGGTGAAGTATATGCAGAGGTAGGCTGGGCTAAAAAATATCCAGCAGAATTTATTTACACTACTGTTAAATACATGAGTGTGTAAGGAGGGATGAAACATGTTTAGAGAATTACTAAAACAATACTTGGAAGAACATCAAGTACATGCTATGGCTAGAACATCAGCAGAAGACCCACTTAGAGGTTATAAATTCAGAATATCTATTCCAGGACTTCCTTCTTCTTGTGGATTTAAAAAAATCGGTGGATTGAAAGATGAAATGGGTGTAATAGAATATGACGAAGGTGGATATGACCATACACATAAATTAAAAGGTAAAGCAAAAGGTGGAGAACTTACTTGTGAAAAAGGTATGTTCCCTTCTAAACAAGTAGAAGAAGTGTTTAGAAACTCTTTGGCATCAGATGATGATAGATGTACTATAGTAGTGGCTTTACTAGATGCAAAAGGAAACGTAGCACGTGACTGGAAACTAGCAGAATGCTG